ATCTTTTCAAATCTATCCATTTTTATTCCACCTTTCTTCCTAATAATTCCATATCTTTTAAATATTTATATAACTTTGCAGGACTGAATTGATTAGCCTTTAATGTTTTTAAATTGTACGTTAGGCTCTCATCCAGTCCTTTGTTTATCAAATGTATGCATAATTCTGAACAAAAATATTTGTCCTTATGCTCAATTCCTAATTCAAGCAACTGACTGAAGAAAATTGCACCGTAGTCGTATCCTTTGCCCTTTAGTTTCTTAAACTCTTCTAGCACAATTGGAATTTCAATGTGGCTGTCCAGTTCAAAAATATCCATATTATCCTTATACACAAAAGGCTTTATACGTACTCCTCCAGGATTACTTAGATACACATAGTCATTATGAACGAATTCGCAATGACTATATTTGCCTAATGTTCTTAACGATATTAAAAATCCAATTAGGCTTTTTGGCTTGTGAAACGATATATATAGTTTGTCTTTTTCAAGATGCATAAAATACCTCCTTACATATTTTTATACGCTTTTTCGTATCTATCTTTGGCATCATATTCTTTTAACTCTTCATCAGTTAAATTCTCTAAATTATGCGACAATAATGTTTCAGTTGCCATAGCTTTAGTAGTATGTGATTGCATTATATTCGCCATTTTCATCATGTCCTGCAATGTTAAATTGATGTATTTTTCGCTACCGTCTTTCGTATAGAATTTCCAGTTCTCAAATTCTGTCTTTTTCATTGCCTGGCACATTACTACTATTCTTGTTAAATTAGACTGGTCTATGCTCCTGTTATTCTGCAAATATTTCACGCCACCTACTTCAAATTCAAATGGAGCAACATCGTATCCAAGTCTTAACTCATAGAGTTCTTTTTTGATTTCGTCTATCCGTTTTTCTCTATTTAACTTAATAACATTGTTCTCAATATACTCATATTCAGAAAGCTGAACTACTTTGATTTTTCCGTTCTCAATCAGTTCGTTTTCAGCTAAAGTGTATTTTCTTGCCTTATATAGTTCCTCTTTTGTAGATTCTCTCAATTTTTCGTTATCCAAAACTGGATTTTGATACTCTATCTCGTTCCAAATATGCTTTTCCGAATCCCAGTTCGGATAAAACAGATTAGGATTACTTTTGAACTCTTCCAGATTAGTAATAATAGGTTTTGCTATTACATTGAGATTTTTTTTGTCATAAATTACAACATACATTTATTTTTCCTCCTTGTTTTTCTTATTTTGTAATTACAAGTTTTAATATCCTATAGCAAGCCACCAGAATGTTGTATCGGAAAAAACTCCATCTTTTTTTGCCCACGAGCTGAATCCGGAGTTTCCATCGTTTTTAAGACTTACTGAATTTGCTCCACCGCCTATATCTGTTGCTGAAAGAAAAATAGTGGCGTTAGGAAACGGCACGCTGTAAGAAAACGGTGTTGCTCTAATTCCGTCTCTTGCATAATAATTTGTAATTCCATATTTAAAAATTATGTTTCCAATTTTAAATTGTCCGTTTTTAAATTCAAACATATTTTCCAATCTGTCTGAAATTGGCTTATTGGAAATAGCCCTAAATTTCGAACTTTCATTATATGTTAAATTTGTATCTGATACACACTCATAATAGAACTTGGTCACATTATCAAAGTAAAATTTTCCTTTTACTTTGTTTCCTGTATCTTGAATGTTGCCACCGAATTCCAGCCCTGTTATTTTCTCCAATTCCATAATCAAACTCGAAGTAGTTACTAAACTAGACGGATTAATAAGCATAGTTGCCCCATTAGAATTGTTAATCTCCGTTATCAAATCAATCTCTACTGTCGCTAAATTTATCCCATTTGTTGCTGGCATCGTGTCTGGCTCTTTTGCTCTTGTTACGCTGTATAAAATTTCATTTCCTGTACCTATTTTTGCGTACAGTCCTATTGTTTGTATTTTGTAACTTGTATTTACGGATGAATTTGTGAATATTGCATTCAGTCTGACCTTTGTTCCTTCCTGGTTTATCCTTGTCATATTCACCGACTGCTTTATCTCGTCTATGCTTATTAATTTTGATACATCCGCTGAGTCCTCATAACTTTTGCTTGATGTGATCATACGTGTAAAAGTTATCAGTTTATTATTTGCCAAAGCGTCAGCTATCAATGTTCTTCCATTATCTGTTATTGTTGTATCTTTAAATACTGCCATTCTTTTTTTATCCTCCTTATATAGTGTATTTTTTGCTATGTATAAATCCCAAAGTTGCGAAAATGCTAAATATTGAATCTGGAAGTTTTGCATTTATTTCATACTTCATATAATCGATTATCCCATTTGATATGTAAATATTATTCTCTGATTTTGGTGTAAGCACATTAATACTGTTAAACCCTAAATTTGCCGGCAATATCGTTTTTAACATATTATTCAGCTCGTCGTATTTTTTAGAATCATCAAACTTTGTGGTAACCCCTAGCTCATAATTATTAAAATTAGGTTTTAATTCATAGTTTCCTATTCCGCACAGCTGATTCATCCTGTTTACAAGTACACGCCATGTATAAGGTATTTGGTCATTCCAGTATGTCAGGACTCTAAAAATTCTGATTTCTAACGTATCGTTTTCATATCTGTGTAGCCCCAGCATTTCTTCAAACTTGCTTATTCCATCTTCATCGCAGTATTGGATGAACTGATTGTTAAATACCTTTTTAAACAGGTTCCACAACATCTTAAATTCAGGTTCTTCACTTTCCATTATCCGCCTAATTTCCCTGTATTCCTGCATAAAATCAGGAAGGTACGACAGAAGATTTACATTAATATTTTCTAAAATCGTCATACTGTAATACCTCCCCATACAGGAATCTGAAATTCAGTCAACTGCAGGTTGTTGGAACTTCCGTTTATTGTAGTGTTCTGAATATCCAAAATACCGTTTATGTCTAGAATTTTTGCTTCTATTCTTGACACCCTTACGACTAGATTATTGCTTACTTTTTCATTTTTCAATGCCCAAGTTTTTCTAAGCTCTAACAAGTAATTTTTTATAACTTCCTCAACTTTCAATTTTACAAGTGCCCACGTGAAGTTAGGTTCAAAAGAAATAGTCGTTGTTATATTCACAGGAACGTTTGTTGTTCCCTGAACTGTTACAATATGTCCTATTGGAGCAACACCTAGTCCTTGTGCATCTTTTGTCGGATCTATAATATCCTGCACCTTTTTAATCAAGGTTTGGCTTGCCTGATTAAAGTCGCTGTCTAATATAGTTAACAGGACAGTTCCGCCACCATTCCAGACTGGAGTTACCTTGACAGCTCCAACACCTTCTATTTCGTGTACTTTCAGTTTGTAATCAGAAATATTTCCGCCATAAGCCTTCATGTTAAAGCTGTCGAAATATCTTTTTCTAAGTGCCTCCGTTTCTTCTTCGTCCCGAGCTGGGATTAAAAGCTCTGTAATTTCAGCACGTCCTAAATTGTTTATATAGTCAATCGGTATTATCTTGCCAGTCTTTGCATTCCCAACCCTTCCTGGACTTTCACACTCCAGTTCATATTCATAAAGATTTGTAGCGGTATTGTGCTGGATAAATTTTACTGCAGTGTAATTTAAGTCTTCCAAACTGAAACGGCTCCCTAAAGGTATCTCAATATCGAAAATACCTTTTAATACTGCCTTGCTTGCCTTGTATGGAGATATTCCACGTTCAGAAGCTCTACGTATCAAGTTTTCTCTGCTTGCAGTGTCTCCAAATGTTTCCTTTATAAAATCCTGAAGCACAAAATACATGCTTTCCAGCTCCATTGCAGCTGGTGCCAAAGCATCCCATATTACAGAGCCTTCTCTCTTATCCAAGCTGTTAGGAATCCTTGCAAGCATTCTTTCCATTATTTTTTCATAGGTCACAACTTCAAACATATTATCCTCCTTCCCTAGATTATTGTTACTGACAATCCGTTATCAATCTGAATTTTCCCAAATATTGTTTCAGCAATAAATTTTTTTATCAGCACTGTACCTCTCTCACTTTCGGTATCAAACTCAAAGCTATGAACTGCCGTTATCCTGTTATCCTGTAGCAATGCTTCAGATATTCGACGTTCCAGTTCTACAACACAGTACTCAACAGGCATGCCAAACAGGTCTTCAAGTTCAATTCCATAATTCCATGAATAGATAATGTATTTGTATCGTTCCGTACGTATTATTTTATAGATTGCCTGTTCCATAGCCTTTTGGCTGTCAACAAATCCTAAAATGTAATTGCCTTTATAGAGTTCCATCCGATATGTTTTTGCAGGTTGTTCCTTTACTCTTATATCTGCACTCGTTTCAATTTTTGGTATCATAACCACTCACCTTCTGTCTGAGGGTCGTCAATTCTATCCAGTACAATAAATTTTTGTCCGCCTTGCTGTCTTATTAAAAGCACACCTTCTCCAACTTTTAAGCCATTATGAACTGTTATTTTCTTACGCCCTTTGTACTCGTGCTTATGTTTTTTTATATCGGTCATTGCACCTTCAACAACTTCCGTTTCTTCAGTGGAATGCCCAACAGTAATGTCTACTTCATAATCTTTTACAAGATGTGTCAAAATTAACTCGTCTTCTTCGATAACGGGTACATTTATGTCAAGTCTTACAGTAAGCGGGTTGATACTTTCAACTTTTCCTGCATAGATTTCAGAAGGTTTAGTGTACTCAACTGCATTACTTATCATTTGTGTCAGTACTTGTTCTAATTTCGCCATTGTGTCCTTCCTCCTTGCCTATTTTCCCTTCCAAGTCCAAATCCATAAAATATTCCTTGAATCCAAATTTATGGGTAACTTTGTCAACCAGCATATAATTTGCAAGTTTAAATTCAGCAACATCCATATAGACAATAAAAGAAGATCCGCCACGAATTCTTACATCACCAAATATCCCTTTCAGTTTTAATGTTTTTGTTCTCTGATTGTAATATTTAAGCATTTTATTCGCACGTTCTCTTCTTTCGGCTTCTGTTGCATTGCTCCTGTTTACTTTCTCAAAATACTGTAAAAGTCCCCACTTAGCAATATTTTCACTATCAAAAACTTGATATTTCTCAAGTTTTTTCTCCTTGTCGTTTACATAGTCAAGCACTACTTGATTGTATGTCTCCTTGTCAATACTGCTTTCAAAGTCAAAATCTTTTCCGGAAGTGTTATCAAAAATCAAATCTTTTATTTTAAGGCTTTCAGTTTCCTTCAAAGTCAACTTTCCGTAATCATCATAAATCACGTATCTTTTATTCGTGAATCTCAAAGTGTCACTCAATGCTCCTTGAATCATATCAATCAAAGTTGTTCCGTCTTCACGTCTTTTCTCAAATACATGTTTTGTATCTTCAATTTCTCCAAGTGTAAGTTTGAAGTCTGCGGCTATCATTTGTACAATTTCACTTGCTTTTTTGCCTTTGAAAACATAATAGGCTTTGCTTTTCAAATATCTCAGCTGATCATATGCTGTGATTGTTACAATATTATTCTTTCCAAGTTTTCTAGTAAATACGTAGCCTAAAAATACATTTTGTCCCCGATACTTTAAACTTACCTGATCGCCTTCCTGAACCTTTTCATCGAAAATCATTTTGAATGTAAGTTTCCCTGGTGTAGCTTTTCTTTCTAAAGACAGCTCAATACTGTCTGTAACAACTGGCGAGATTACAGTTTTGGTGCTTTGGCTTGCCACTATTAGCTCAATGTCCTTTTCCATGTCATAGTTTTCCTCATTCGGCTTTGACATAAAGGATTTTATTTTATTTTTTATATCCTCAAGCATCTCTACCACAACCTTAATTTATCTGTTACAAATCCAGTTAAGGAAGAAATCCCATTTATTTCCATAACCGTTTCAAGTTGGTCAAGTCCACCAGTTTCACGTCTTATGACTTGCCAAATTTTATCGCCATACTTCATTTCCTTTATTCTGTTTTCCACTTTATCTGTCCATCTCTGATTTTGCGTACTCACAGTTCCATCAGCATTTTGAATATACTGTTTCGGACGTGGGTCTATAAATTCTTTCAGTTTAATTTCCACATACACATCCATACCCTCCTCAGCATTTTCTTCAACAGAAAAATCTTCAAGCGACACTTTCAGGTTTGTGTTGAAATAAGCCTGTGCGGAATTTGGATAGGTTCTTATTATAATTAACTGAAAAGGCTTTGCTCTTTTTTTTAGGTTCTTTAACTTATTTAAAAAATAACTTGGTTTTTGATAAAACCCTAAGTATCTGGCAAATGGATAACGTTGGGAAGGAAGCATAAATTTAAAACTTATTTCTTGCAACCCTTCCTGTTTTAACATATTAAACTCCGCGTCATTTATCAGATTGACAACGCTGTTCATATTTTTATGTGAAATATTGACAGATGAAGGTGCAACAGGCAAAAGCACCTTGTCAATATAGAAAATATATCCCTGTGTTCTCATTAGTCGCTATGCACCCCTTCCGCTCCAGTGTAGACATGTTCCGCAAGCCTTTCGCCAAGTGCGTCAATGAAATCATCTGCGTCTGCCTGCTCTGAAATATTGTTGTAATTTGTCATGTCTATTTTTATTTCTGCAGTCGTAAATTTGTTTACGTATTCCCTTTCTGCAATGTCTCTTAGATACTTCATGTCCTCATTCATGTCATCCATTTTATCTGCCATTTTACCTGTGTTGTCTGCTGTCTTTTTGTTGTTGGGGTCTTTTCCACCTCCGTCTTTTCCGCCTTTTCCTTTATCGCCACCTGCTCCTTTGTCTCCAGGTAAATTTTTCCCCATATTCATCAGTTCATCTTTACCCTTGTTAAATCCGTCAGTTATCCCTTTAATGCCTTTCCTTGTGGCGTTTTTACCATCATCAAAGGCTCCTCCTAAATCAGTAAGTTTGGTAGAGGTCAGCTTCCCAGCACCATTCATGACACCTTCCATTAAACCTGAAGGGTCTGCATATCCTGCGTATCCAAATTTCGGCGCCTGCTTTTGTGCTACTTTCACTCCGTTAGCGTCCCCGTAAGCCATAGCTTGAATATGCTGAGCTGGGGTAAATGAAGCACCACCTCCTCCACCCACTCTGCCAAGACTTATTTGAAGAGCTCCACCGTTTGAGAAATGGGTACCGATAACAGAATCCACAACTTTACCGATTTCATTTAATCCCCGCAAAAATCCATTAATGAAATTTTCAACCATTCTTGCAAGTGAATTTATCGCATTGGCAAAAGCGTTGTGGAATCCATTCGCAACAGTTACCGCTGCTCTACCTATAGCGTTATATCCATCTATAAAGCCGTTTGCAACTCCAACAAAGAAATTGTAAATACCTTTAAGGATATTGCTTATAGTTACTTTTAACCAAGCCCAGACCATTGCCGCACCATTAACCATCCAGTACCAGCCTTGCAAAAGTGCGTTCACAAGCCAAACTCCTGCATTCCATATTCCTATGAATACGTTTACTATTAATGTACCCAGTCCTATGAATGCGAGTATAACCACTGATACAAAAATCACTATTATATCCCATAGAATTATAAAAATGTTGCTAACTAAAGCGGCAAACCAATAAAACATTCCACCTACTGTTTCTAATGCACTTTGAGTTCCTGTTGCCCATTGAGTTATGGCTACTGCCGCCCACAGTATTAAAACTATAAGGCCGACTATAACCGCCGCCAACCAAGTTCCCGGGAAGGCCCATATTGCCGAATTAAGTGTGGTTTGTGCAGCTGCCAACCCTTCAGTAGCAACAATTGCCGCATACTCTGTCGCAATCTGCCACAATAAAGCAATACACTGGGCTATTGTAGCCATAGTAGACCAAACTGACGCTAATGCTGCAATGGCTTGAACTGCTCCATACCATAACAGTGCCGCTGTAACTCCATAAACAACTGGACTTATTGCCTGCCAGTTATCAGCTATAAATTTACCCGCCATAGCAATTCCGTCAACTATCCCATTGACCACTGCCTTTAATCCTATGAATCCAATTTTCATATTAGTTATAAAAGATTGAAAAGCCTGAGAGTTAGCTAGCTGATTTATCTTTTTGAGTATGCCGTCCATCTCTCGCAAGGCAAAGTTTTTAGCTTGAGTCCAAATATCCGACCAAGTGAGAGGTAGAGTCCTGAATTTGGCATTTATGTCATCTCCAGCACTAAACAAAGCATTTTTTATTATGTCCGCTGTTATTTGCCCTTCTGCTCCAAGTTTTTTTAATTCCCCAACTGAAACATTCATGTGCTTGGCTATGGCTTGTGCTACCATTGGGGCATTTTCCATTACGGAACGGAATTCATCCCCTTGAAGCTTTCCTGCTGCCATTGCCTGTGTCAGTTGATACATTGCACTTGTTGCTTCCACTGCATCCGCTCCTGATACCTTAAATGCCTTCTGCATAAGGTTGGTAAATTGAACAATTTCATCAGTATTGTTAAAAGCGTCCTTAGCAAGCAGTCCTAGTTTTGCTACCTGATTCATGCTATCTGTATATGCAACTCTTGCATCATTTGCTGACTGGTAAATCTGTTCCTTCAGCTGTTCAGGTGCGTCCGTTATCAAGTTAAGCCTTGCTGTTATCTGTGCATTCTGATCTGATGCCTGAAGTAGTTGCTTTGCTCCCATAACTCCTGCTATCGCTGTCCCCACTTGCATCATTTTTTTCTGTATTGCATCAACGATTCCTGGTGTCTTGCTAAGATTGTCATTCAGACCTTTGCTGTCGCCTTTCATTTTCTGCAGTTCATTCTCTGCCAGTGCCAACTGCTGTCTTGCAGTTGATAAATTAGCAGTGTTGATGTTCATGGATTTCCCATCAAGACTGGATAGACTGTTTACTGTTGCACTTATAGCGTTGTTTATTGCTGTAAATGTTTGCGTCATTCTGTCATTTAAAACTATGCTGTTCTGAATTGTAGCCATTTTTCACACCTCCTAACGCCTTTTACGGCCAGCCTTTCTTTTAGCTTCTTTCTCAGCCTCTTTCTCTTTTTTAATTTTTATGTCAATACAGGCCATAATGAACGCTTTCTCATAAATATCCATCTCAGCAAATTCACTTGGCCTTATTTTCAATTTATGCAGGCAATAGTAAGCATAGTTGTACTCTGCCACATTTGCCTCAATTAGTTTTTTACTTCTTCTTTAATGTCCTCTATATTAATATCCCAACCATTTATTTTTTGAACTTCTTGAAGTAATGACGAGTATTCTCCTGGAAGCAACATTGCATTTATTAATTCTTTTGAATCCATTACTCCCCAAGAATCTTGTAATTCTTTATCGTTTAAATCAGGATAAACTAATGACTTCAAAACTAAATCCATATAGTATCCTTGAGTATCTGTTTCTGGCACAAATACCCCTTTAGCTTTTTTAACTTGTTTTGTATTTTGTTTTCTTAAAATATCATCCATTTCATTTGAGATTGACTTTATCTCAAATTTAACAGTATTTCCTGCATCGTCCTTAAATCTTTTTGACACTTCCACTTCCTGATTTTCCACAGGGATTGTATTCTGTTTTAAAAAAAACTTTAAATCTTTCATTCTTAATTATCCTCCTAAATTTATTTGAAAACAGGGAGCTTAAAACTCCCCCAACCTATCCTTAATATGTTACAAAAAGTACCCTTATATGTTCATGCCGTCAAGAGCATTAAATTTATCCATAAGTTTCCAGTCCTCAAATGTGAAGTCAAACTCATCTTCAAGATAGTCTGCATCCGCATCAAACTGTGCTATTATTCCGCCATCAAGATTGCAGTCAATCAGCATTATGGTCTGTTTTCCTACACTCGAAGTTGGGTCTTCATTTACAAGCTGCATATCAAAGTAGATATCCTTACCTGTTCTTGTGTACTCCTGCAATATTTCTCTAAATACAGATGTGTTAAAATGGAAGGTTGCACTTCCAGTACCCTTCCATCCTGCCGCCTTGTTTCCTTTTCCAGTTTTACCCAGGATTGGAACTTCAACTTTATTCTTTTCCATTTCTGCCTTAACATTTATGGCTTGCATAAAGTTGTATCTTTTATTCCCGACTGTGACAAAGCATTTGGCAAGACTTCCAGATATGGCATCCTTCCCTTTCATTATTGCTGTATCGCTCATCTATTCTCACGCTCCTTCATCTAAATTATTGTACAATTACGTTCATATAAAGTTTTTCCATAGCAACAACTGGTTTAATATTAGTTGTGACCAATACACTTTCCTTGGTTTCTCCTTCAACAACCGTAATATCTGTTTCCTCATTGAAATCTTTTATTGCTCTCAAGTCTTCCAATGTTTCGTGGTGTTTTGAAATATCACGTTTCAGGTCATTTCTATCGTATTCTGTATTGTTTGATGAACCCAAATAGGTCTTATTAAAAATTGTTGCCACATCAATAGCAATCTGATCTAAAGTTCTCATTACTTGGGCGAACGAAAAATCCCTGTTCTTTCTTTTTATGAAAGAAACAAAGGAATTGATGTCCTTCAGAACTCTTATCTCATCCCCGGTCTTGTGGAAAATAAAGTATCCAGCTTTTACAGCTAATTCCAGCTCTGTCTGCGTTTCTTCCACTTCAAATTTGAAATCCCCATTGTATTTATGGTTCGTCAAGCTTCTGTTGACCGCACAATAGGCTTCTGCTCCACCAACCCAGTATACCGCTGAGTTTTCAGGAAAATCAGAATCCAGCGTTTTTGTTTTAACATTAATCACGCCTTCATAATCTGGGTCGTCAGCACGGTAAACCACACATACAAACTTAGCACCAACTTTATCCCTCATTCTTTTTGTATACTGCACATACAAGTCCTTTATGGTCTTCTCGTTTGAAGTGCAGACTAGAACATTGATAAAATATTTGTCAATCTTATCTAAAAATTTCTGATGTGATGCCCCAGTCACAGTTCCATTCGTTCCACCTGTCATAGGTGTTCCTGCTGTTGCTGTAAGAGTTGCATCTGATTTAAAGATTACAAAGTCATTGTTCTTTAAATCCTTTGCAGCCGCAACTGTCTGAACGTCCACCTTTTCAGATTCAACAAAAGTTGTAACATCAAACAGGGAAGCATTGTCAACGTTTGCCTGAATAGATATCTTAATATCATTCCCTCTTTCTCCTGTATATTTTGCAGTTCCAAAAGTATTTGAGGCTTTAACCCCACCAGTATTCAGTTTAAAAACATAACCAGTTTGAGCGTGCTTATAGAAATCTCTCAACCCTTTTAATTTGTCACTGTCATAAGAATGTCCAAAGTATTTTGTTGAATTTTCAATAAAATCTCCGTTTTCCACCTTGAAAATTTCTTCATCAGCACCCCAGTCAAGCTCAACTCCAATTGCAGCATATCCTCTATCCGAGAACACGAGTTCCGCCCTTTCCTTGCTTACAAAATTAATATACGTACCTGGCAAAACTTTATTCTGTACTAGCCAAGTACCTCCACCATACGCCATTATTTAACCTCCTTACCTAAAAAATCCTCTAATTTTTTATCGACATCTGATGACGTATATTCCTTGTCATCTTCCAATAAAACATTTAATATATCGGCCCTATTTTTGTATTTATCAGATCCTATAATCTGACTTTTTACAAATTTAGTTTCATCTGATTTATTTTCAGTACTTTCTTTTTTTGCTTGTGTCTTGTTTTCAACAGTATTGTTATCTGCCATTTCAATCCTCCTTCAATCCAGTATTTATTCCAAGTTTTCCCATTTTTGTTTTTTCTCCATCCAGTTTGTAAATGAACATTTCATACGTAACAAAGAAATGCAGTACTTTGTCCTCTTCCCTTGAGTTCCTGTCAGTTCCTCGAACAAGTGTTCCATCATCGAGTTTTATATACTCAAGCACAGTATAAAGTTTATCCAGCGTCTCAAATATATCTTGGGCTTTTTTATCTTTGGGAAAATATGTGATGTCAAATAGATAGCTTCTTAAATACCTGTTTCCAACAATCTGTTTTTCGCTAGGATTCAACAAATCAATAAAAAAGCAAGGTTCTTTAAAACCCTGCTCCAGCTCTTCCCTGTGTACGTCTACCCCTTCAAAATTTTCAGACAGTTTCAACCCTATTGCATTTACAATTTCATTTAGCATCTATCCTCCTAACTTTTTAAGCCATTCAGTAATCTTCTTTTCAATAACAGCTGGAGCTTGCTTTTGCAGTTCGTTTTCAGAAATTGTGAGCATAAACTTACCTTTTACCCAAGACTTTTTTAATCTCTTCCCAATAGCAGGAACAAATCTTCCTGGTGTCTGCCTATGCCCAAATTCAACATAACTAGCATATTCAGTAGAGTTTGAAACTTCTATTTCGTAATTTCCACCATTTTTTCTTACATCCGATACTGTCCAGTTTTTTCTTAAAGTTCCACCTTGTCCACCATATGTTTTAGAGAATGTTTTACCGCCTTTTTTATATAAAACTGTCTTGGTTTTTAAAACTCTAGCTTTGCCTTTCTTATCATATATGGTATCACCTTTTTTTATACCCTTTTTCTTATTGTCTCTCTTATAGGTAGCGATTCCAAAATTTGGGGAGCTCACAGGTGTCCTTTTAATTACTTTACGTAGAAGTCTACCAGCTAATTCTTTTATAGTATCAATCATCAACTGCTCTTTTTCTTTCTCCATTTCTTCAATTATTTTTTGGAACTCCTTCAGCCCATCAAACTGCACCTTTATCTTTGAACTCGCCATTACGCCTTCTCCTGTTCAGCTTCAAGTACAATTTCCTGATGATTTGTGTAAACTGCTGAAATTCCGCTGTGTCTATATGTTCTTGTTACATTATTTTGTGTCACTTCAATCGTAGAGCCTGGAGGGATATAAACTTCCGGGGAAATGAAAAGAGTTACAACTTGAGATGTATTCGCCCCCAGTTCTGTCTGTTCAGCTTGGCTGATATTTTTGAAACTTAGCCGGCAAGGCTCATTCTTGCATATTTCCACTTTTTCAGAACTTACTATTCCATACTTATCTTTTGAATTTTTATTTTCAAAAGCAGTACACAATCCGTCCCACATCGAGTGTATCGCTTCTCTTGCACTTTTTAAAATTTCGCTTACCATACCAGCCTCCTGTACTTGAGTATCTCGCTTTCTCCGTAAGCTAAAAGCGTTGATAAAAATACCTCAAATTTATCTCCTGTGGTTTTACTGTCCTCAAAGACCACTTTAGTTTCTCCTTCACTTATCTCTTTTGCTATTCGGTTAAAGTTTAATCCCGGAATATTAAGCTGATTTAACTTCAATTTGAAGTTCAAAAACTCAGCCGCACTTCTATTTATCCAGACATATTTTAATCCTTCAGGAACTTTCTTTTGGTTAGTTTTATTACAGATGTAGTGTTTTACTGTCTGAATAGAGTTATCCAATAAAAATAAGTCGCCATCTACAACTTCATAGCCTAGCGACTTTAAATATTTTTTAACATCTTCCTTGATGTCTGTGATATATTCCATAACTACCACCTATTTTTTAGATTTTTTGCTTTTTTCTTCAGAATCAATGCCCTCTTCATCCACTTTATATCCGTGTTCCTTAAACCACTCAATTAAATGTGAGTTATCCGTTTCTCCAACTCCATTTACAAAAGTTACTCCGGCACTACTTCCTGAATAGTCTTCGTTTGGTGCGTATATTTTAACAGCCATACAAAATCCTCCTATTTAACCTTGATTTTTCTGAAAATTCCTGCAGCTTTCGTAGCTTTCAATGCAACTGCCGCAACCATTTCCACTTCTCCTGTTTTTACTGCACCAGCCGTTTTATAGTCAGGTAGCCACGATTTGATTAAAGCGTTTCCTGTAGGTGCAACTCCGTGGAATCCATCCATACCAAATCTTACGGCGTATAAAGAAGTTTCCCCTTGTCCATTTATTATTGAAACTGGGTCATTAGTTCCCGCTTTAGTTCCCAAGTCAACAAATGGGATTGCTCCGTATCTCTCAACCTGCTGTCCAAATTCATTCATTGTAACAGTGTATTGGGCTGAACGTCTTGCACAAGCTCTTAATCTGGCAATCAGTTTTGTATTTCCAGCTAACATTGATGGCGTTCCGTCTAATCCCATTAAAAACTCATCTAACAAGTCTAAAAACAGTTTATAGTTTGTGTCTACAGCCGCTGAATCCGATAAGTCAATTGCTGTCGTTGGTATAAATTCAGTTGTACTTCCTGTAACTGCTTTTTCTAGTCCATCAAATGCTTTCGCATTTACTCCTGAATCCCCATTGATAACCGTGTCATTAAATAACGCTGACGCCGCTTTAATTTTTTGAGTCATTTGCAGTTGAACTTCTGAAACAATTCCACCCATATCTGCAATAATTCTATCAATCTGGAATGATCCCCCAAAGATTTTCAAGTCTACATTGTGTCTTTCTTTAGAAACTTCCGCAGGTGTGTATTCCTGATTGACTTCCCTGAAAGCTGCAGTTGGTTGAGTTTTCAACCTTGTATAACCATAAGTCATTGTAGTTCCCCCGCCAGTAGGCGATACCACGTTGTCAAACGGTATGTTACTCATAATAAAATTACTTTTTGCAAATTCATCAATTACTCCAATCTGCAAATCATCCTGTACGTTCTTTTTAGCTTCTGCTAATGTTATTGGCATATAAGCCACCTCCTATTATTCATTTTTATTTACCATCAGTCTTGCCATTATGGCGTCTCCTAATGATTTTGTTTGGTTTGCACCTTCTGTACCTGTATTTCCTTCTCCAGGTTTAACTCCTGAAAAGTTAGGCTCTTTCGGTTTTGATTCTGCCGGTTTAAATAGCATCTTGCTATCTTCAGCAGTTTTCAAAGCTTCTATCTGTTCATTAATACCAATCAGAACTTCGCCATCCAGTTTAATTTTACCCATGTCAAGCAAAGCCTTAACTGCTTTAGTATTAATAGCATTTGAACTCAGCAAAGTGTTGTCGATTGCACTTTCCAGTTTAAATTTAGCGAGTTCGGCCTCAAAATTATCTTTTGCAGCTTTATTATCCTTTTGCAGGTTCTCAATAGTCTGCTTCATTGTTTCCAAATCCCCTGAACTATTCTTTAAATTTTCAAGCTGCACATCTCTGTCTTTCAAATCCTTCTCCAGCTGTTTTTTTGTGTTATTCACTTCATCAAATCTTGATTTTGGAATAAATCCTTTCAACTGTTCCGCGTTTGCTGACAGCACCTTTTCCGCCTGTTCTTCTGACAGACCTAATTTCAACAAATCTTCTTTGTTCATAATCTATTCACTCCTATTCATTTTTTACGTTGTATGCCAACGAGATTATCTTTATGATTTGTTCTTTTACGCCTGCAAATCCTAAAAAGGCGATTTTTTTATAAAATTTTTACTGCTAATCCATAATTAACAGCACATTCATATTCAATTTTACACCCTCTGGCATATTCATAGCCTTGTGTAAAAACTACTATATCTGCATCGCACATTAATTCCAGAGACTTCGCTAAGTATCGCAAGGAACTATTTCTTTTACCTGTTATCATCGGAAAAACTGAGTCTATAATCTCTATTTCCTCATACTCTTCTTTCAATCGGCTAACTATCTCTTCTCTTTCCTGTTCTATGTTAGCGTGGCTCTTATTTCTCATCGGTTGACTTATAAATATTTTCATTATTACTCCTAATTTCTTCTAAATACAAATGTCCTTTCATCGTAAGTCTTTTAGGCAATGTGTAGTCTTCAACGCCTATATGATCTATTGTTTTAACATAACCTTCTTCACCTAATAATACTGTGTGGTATTTAATTTCTTCATAAGTAAAATCCCCCAATACCTCTTTTCTATTACTAAAATCATCAGTGTAACTCTTCTCAAAAATATACGGATGTCCATCACTCTCAAGATATTCCAGTATATTCTGTATCAATTTCATATTCAGTTTCATTTTTTCTCCTTAGACAAAAAAAATCACGACTAAATTAATAATCGTGATTATATTTAAATAGTTGTGTCTGAATCCTCCAGTATTTCTGCTATTTCTTCCATCTTTCTTTTTATGTGATTTGGAGCGTTAGTATAGAAATCTTTGCCGTTTTCCAAAGACCTTTCTATTGTTTCTAAAACGTCCTCTAAATATTTTTCACTATAAGGAAGTTCAATAACTAAATTTGGATCTATCTTTTTTTTGTACTCCTCAAGTTTAGGGTGTTCGTAGTTAAATCCAAAACCGCCACCTAAATAGTCGTATTTTATTTTATCCATTTGACCTCCTACTTCCTATTATTAATTATTTTTAAATATGTTTTCAGAGAATTAGGCATGTACTCTTCAATAAACTTAATGTTTCCTGTTTCATTTTCCAAGGTCACTGCCTGTGTTATATTGGCCCAAACTTCTGAGGCTGTTCTGTAATTTCTGCTTATATCTTTCAATTTTTGCTGCGTTTTAACATCGTAGCTTATACTATTATAAAAATCTTTCAAATCATTAAGCCGCTCTGCTTTTTTAACAATGTTGTACTCCCTGTCGTAATACCCTTTACCATGCCCCCAGCCAAAAATATTTCTTTTTTTAGTGTCGCATACCCCATCTAAAAAATCTTGAACTCCTGAACTTTGTGCTGTTGTTGACAATTTCTCTTTTAAACTGCCAAAATTTTTAAATCCGTTTGTTGATTGCCTTAAAATTTCTATATCTTTTCTTACTGCATCTAAAAATATGTCGCTTGAGCTGGGTATTTTCGGAAATGTATTCTTTAATAAAGTACTATTCTGGATTCCTTCTATTTCAAGATAAGTCAAATCATTGTAATATTTGTTGTTATCAAAAAAGTGACCTGCCTCATGTGCCAATGTTTCAAATTTATGACTACCCTGCTTGATATATTTTTCGTCAGCATACCCAAATACTATTCTATTTTCTCGCGGTGTAAAACTCCCTCTGTATTCATCTAAAATTTCAATTTTATCTAAACTATTAAAATGTTCATTATACAGAGCTTTTATATTTTCATTGGGGCATTTGTTTAAGATAGACTTGTATTCTTCGTAATCTTTACCTGTCATAATCTCTTTAAGTTTTGTCAATTCAATTATACCATCATTTCCAGTTTTTTCAACTTCATCTTTCTGATATTTTTTAAACCACTCGTCGTAAATCATGTCACTTGGAACATAATAAGTTTTTCCATCTTTATCCCTTGCGGCACGTTTCTCTTCCTCCCCATCTTCAAAATATGGTGCTGTAGTTGTCCTGCAGTTGACGTGAAACGGCGGAGCAGTTGTGCCAATTTCGTAATCCTTAAAATCGAACACTTTGCCGTCAAGCCCCTGGCAAATCTGGGAAGTCCTGCTGTCAAGAGTTGCAACAACTTCGTATCGTTCAACATTCAAATCCTCATACGTCTTAATTCTAGCTTTAGAAGCATATGCCGCACTTTCAGTATAGACAAGCCTTGCCACGTTGCTTCTGCTTGCATTCATTCTTTTAACAACTTTTTCTATTAATGTATCAAGTTTATCTCCACGAATAAAAGCCTGTGTCATTTCAGTATGTAGAGTATTCAGAAGTTTTTCCTTGTCTTCCCATATCCTGTCTGAAAAATGTTTTCCGTCAGAAGCCCAAGGGTTAGAAATCACAGTATTCACTAATTTATCATTTAGCTTATACATATTTGAACCTATGCCCATCCCTGTACCTTTGGCGACTTCAAAAAATGTATGGTTATATTGATCCTCATATAAGCTACCTAGATAATTTTTAAATCCGTTACCGTTATCATTGTACAACTTTTCAATTTCAGCACGCACTTGAAGTTTCATAGCTTCTAATCTCTCTATATGATACTTGGCACTTGCATTTTCAAGTTCTTTTGCAAACTTAAAACTGTCTTCTCCTGAACCTTTTTTGATATACTCTTCTACAGTCCACTTAAACTCTTTGTGTTCCTTCTTGTTAAGCATTTCCTTTGCGTTTACTAGTGACACATCGTTATTTTTAGCAATCCTGTTGTACCAGACTTCAATATCCTGATTTATCCTAGTGATTGCCTTGTCATATTCAGCCTGCTGTTTCTTTATCTCTTTTCCAGCCATTTGATTAACTCGGTTTTCTTCCTCAACAAATCTATCTTTCCAATAATCACTCATTTAAATCACCATTGTGATTATGTTTACCGTCATCAAAATTAGCGTAATCAGTCTGTTCCTGCATCTGCTGTTCTGATTTTTCTTTCTTAATTCTTGCAAGCTCTTCCTGAACATCAGTTACCCAAGGGTGCTGTGCAACAAGTGTTTCCTCTGAAATTATCCCAACCGAATTTCTAATATCCGAAATAGCCTGACTTTCATTCACAAGTATATCCCTGTTAAGTACAACCTCCACTTTTTCCTTGATAAAGTCGCCCTGCCCTGTGTTCTTTAAGTGGTTTGCCACAAACCATATCATTTCTTCAAAACTTGCCTGAAACTCAGTTTCAAAGTCGTTTGCTTCCAAATCTATATCTGAATACATCGAACGTATATTAAGTTGGTTCGGATTATTTCCAAGAGTGTCTGCCTTGCTGTCGAATCCGCCACCATTTTCAATTATAGTTTTCTTCAGCAGTTTCACAATGCTTTCATAGTTGCTGGCATTCACTTCAACCTGTAAACTTGATACTTCTCCGTCTTCTCGAACCTTAACCGCTCCAAACGTGGAAAGGTTTCTTCTAAACTCGCCTAAATTTTCACCGTCATAATTTTTAATGATTAAAATTGTATTCCTGCTGTCTTCCTGCATGTTATTCATGAAATCACTTATAAGCGTGTTTAAAGCGTCTTGCAGTGATTTTACTCTTTTAAGCAGGGGTTGTTCCAGCTCATCTGCCTTGAAGCATATAAGAGGTATTTTCTGCCAGTTGTACGGTTTATTGTCAACGCTTAGGTATGATTTCTTTTCAACTGCTGTAAGTTTTGTATTGTTCATTTTGTAATACTCAACTCCAGACTTTCTGTAAATCTCAACGTAGTTTTCGGTATTATACGTGCCGTTCTTATAAAGTTCCCGGCTGTAAACTCTTATTGCATAGTCAAGCTCTTCATGCTCATTGTCAAGCCACACAGGAATAACCTCAACTGAATTTAGCCTTTTAAATTTCAAGTTTCCCATTTCATCCACATACAAAAATAACCACCCAAGTCCGTTATTATAGACATCGGTGGTTACTCTTTTCAATGTTTTAAGAAAATTTTTATCAAACAGTTCATTCAATTTATTATCGTAATCCTGATTTTCACTTTTAATGCTTGGGGTTTTAGAAATTATGTAATTCACTTTCTGTTTAACCAGCTTTTTATACTGATTGTCAACAATCCTGTTATTTGGCAGGTTTTCGACTATTGTCAATTTGCCATCTTCCCCAATTGCCGTTCTCTGCCTTGAAAGAATATCATGCTTTCCACGATAATAGTTATTTCCATCTCTCATTTCCCTATATTTCTGGCTTGCAAAATGCCACATTATAATGCTCTCAACTTCGCTAAGATTGATATTCTGTTCTCTCATCTTATCTTTTCTCCTAAACAATTTCTTAATAAATTCAAACATTCCTTACTCCTTAATCAAAAGAAAATGTAGGACCTTTTGAATAACTTTCAAGTGCGTATCTCATTGCGTCCATTAAATGGTTGAAGTCATCCACAGGCTTATTGATTGGGTTGTCAAACTTGTCCTTATCCCACATATAGTTTGATATTTCAGTTATGAAATTCACACATCTGGGATGAATAATAATTTTATAATCCTGAATATACTGAATCCCATTATTAATACTGTCCCTACCTTTTCTTGATTTTCTTATGCCTTTCAATCCCAAATCGTAAAGTTCATCAATCGACTTAGGCTCTTGGCTATCTGCCACAATTTTTTCTTTTCCATAGCCTTTTCTGATAATCTCTTCAGCGATTTGACGGTTTTTCATTGCGTTTTTATAAATCTCGTCAAATACATAAATTTCCTTATTTGCTACATCAATCAGCCCACAGAAAAACGCTGACGGATCATTAGTATAACCAAAGTCTAGTCCAAAAGCTGATTTTACACCTTTACGTTTTGAAATTTCGTTGACATCAAATTCTTTTTCTTCCCAGTTCTCATAAACAAGCCCTTCAACAATTCCCCAGTTTCCAAGTCCTGCTACCTGATAACGTCTGGGATTATTCTTTTTCATATCCTCAAACAGTTTCTTATCACTTTCGTCAAGCCATTCGTTGCACATATAGTTAGTTGTCTTTGCCATTATGTTTTCGTCTTCAACATCAAAAAATCTTTTTTTGAGCCAGTGCTTTTCGTTCCAGGGGTTAAACGTGAGTGTAATCTGCTTATATAATGGCTCTTCGATTTTACCCCTTATACTTTCATCAAGCATATTAAAATCCTGCTCCTTGTTTATCTCATAGGCTTCCTCAATCCACGCCCAGCATAGATTTCCAGTTTCAACTGTTATCGAAGTAACTTTAAGCGGATCGTCCAGCCCTCTAAATAGTATTTTCTGCCCTGTAGGAATATAAATTATCTCCAACGGACTTTCTTTAACTGACCAGTAGTCCTGTACCCCTAATATATTTATAGCCCATTTCAAGTCCGTAAAGCAGCTGTCCTTTAACGTCCGATAAACTTTTCTTACCACAAGCAAGTTTGCCCCAGGATACTTCATCATTGAATAAATAAAAAATAACGCCGTTGTCTTACTTTTTTTACTCCCACGGCTTCCTTTACATACTCTGTATCTTCCTTTGAAGTTCCAGAAATCCTTATACCCTTTCCCAACTAACTCAGGGAGTCTTATCTTTTTACTCTTCAAGACTGTCCTCACCTACAATCATAACAGGTACAGCTCCTTCAACTTCGACTTTGTCTGTAAACAGTCTATATCGTTTACCAAGCAGTTCTGCTGACTTAATCCTGTCACGTAGACCTATCTGCTTTTTAACCGTTCTAGCTTCGCTTGTTCCGTCCCCAGTTCCTTCGACAACGACAACTTCCTCTTTAATTTCTCCTCTCATCGACTTAGTCAAAAACTCAAGCACTTCCTTGGCGGATGCCGTTCTCTCATCCTGCATAGCTTCCAGTTTTTCGTCGATGTAGCCTTTTATAGCAGGTTTAAGCAAGTTTTCTTGCCCAATAACTCTCGCTGTCTTCTTACTGTATCCTGCCCTTGTCGCTGCTTCCGTTATGTTTCCAGTTTCAATATAATAATCTGCGAATCTTTTCTGTTTCTCCGTCAATTTCATGTCAAGTTCTCCACCTCCTCAAAAATAAAAGTGCCTTATTCACAAGGCGATATACCAAAAGTATTTATAAACAAAAAAAGACAGCGTTAAGGCTGTCTTGGCAGTCTGATACCCAAAGGCATCAAGGACAAAGTTAAATTTTACAAAAATTCCAATATACCATATTATACCATATAAAAAGGTAATGTCAAGGTAGCAAAAAGGTAGCCTATCGGTAATTTTGTCAAGTCCTCTAGTCCAAAAGTACCTCAGGAAACAAGTTAAACTGCAATTTTTTAACCAATCTTGTTCTGTTTGTCCCAACAGTTTTTTCAGTCACTCCTAACTCTCTTGCTATTTCTTCAATCGTCCACTCTTTAAGATACCTAAAATATATAACATTGTAATATTTATCACCCTCAATGCTCATCAATGCGTTCTCTACTCTTAACATTCTCTTTTCCATTTTCAAGTTTTCAGATTTTAAATGCTCAATTTTTTCTATTTCTTTTTCTGGAATACCTTCGTATTTTTTTAATCCCCCTTGGACATTTTCCTCTCTTTTCCTTTTTCTTGCTTCTCCTAATCCGTTTTCTATTATGTCGTTAATACGTTCATTATTTTTCTCAATTATTCTTTTGTAGTTTGGGTATGCCCTTAACATCGCTTCTGTTTCTTTGTACTTATCTGTTTTATTTGCCTGTCTTAATTTTTCTGCAACTCTGTCCGCTATCTTTTCTATATCTTTTTCATTCATGTGTTCTTGATTCTCCTTCAATAATTTCTTTTAAATTTGGTTCCTCAAACAGTTCGCTTTTAGCAATTTTTCCTTTTTTAGGGCCTTCCGTATAGTAAACAGGTTTCCCATTCTTATCCAATTTTGTCATGTTAGAACGGTGAACTTCTTTAAACGCTGGAAAAAATATTCCATTGAAATTGTTTTCCTCTATCCGATTACATATCTCCATTGATTCTGAATCAGCTGTATCAAAGTATAACGTTTCTACAACAAGGTCGACATCACCTTTGCACCGTTCCAATAAAGTTCCTATATGCACATAAGCCATATCCACAACTGCATCTAATTTCCCAATTCTGTCGTTTTCTATTTCAGCTTTCACATACTCTGTTTTCTCTTCCGTAAACAGTAAATCCCTTAAACGTTCTCTATCTTCTGTCATTTCCGCATTTAAAAATTTTTCTTGATTGAAAGCCAAATAAAATTCCTTGACCATTTTAACCATCATTTCCCACTGTTCCATCTATTTCTCCTCTTCTCTTTTTATATTTTTCAATTCTTGCCTTCAAACTTTGTAAAAGTTCCTCCTGAACGTCTCCTTTACTCTGTAAGGCTTTCATTACATCCTCGTCCCTTGTATCCTGTGTTACAAGGTGGTGGATTATAACCTTTTCCTTCTGCCCCTGCCTGTGAAGCCTTTTATTTGCCTGCTGGTAAAGTTCAAGGCTCCAGTTAAGCCCAAACCATATCACGTGGTTTCCGCCGTCCTGAAGGTTTAAACCGTATGCCGCACTTGCCGGATGTGCCAGAAGTATATCAATTTTTCCATTGTTCCAGTCTTTTTCATCCTCCGGAGTTTTAAGCTGTCTTACTCTTAACTTTAATTTTGTAAGTGCCTTTTTTATTCTTTCCAGGTCATGCTGGAAGCTGTAGAACACTAAGGCAGGTTTTCCGTTAAGCTCTTCAATGAGTTCCACAAAACGTTCAATCTTGCAGTTGTGAATTTTATGTACCTTACGCTCTTCATCATAAATGGCCCCATTCGAAAGCTGTAATAATTTTCCAGTCAACGCCGCCGCACTTGCAACTGATATTTCTTCAGACTCGTTCAGCTCTAAAATCATCTTCTTCTCAAGTTCTTCATACTGCTTTCTTGACTTGCTGTCAAGTTCAACCGGAATTGTATTGTATGTTATGTCTGGAAGTTCCAGATAGTCTTCCGCCTTCATTGAAATACATATATCGCTTATCTTGTTCATGATTGACTTGTCTGATCCCTCCTTCAGCTCATATTCCCCAAAAGGGTTCCCGCCATATTTTGAATAGTTAAAATATCTCTCACGAAAAGCTGTTATGTTCTTTCCAAGTCTTTCTCCCCTGTCCAGCAGGTATATTTGTGCCCAAATATCTTTTAACCCGTTTGGTGCCGGTGTACCTGTAAGCCCTACAACCCTGTCTATTTTTCCAAGTACAAGTTTCAATGCTTTAAATCTTTTGCTTGCATGGTTTTTAAAACTTGAAAATTCATCAATCACAACCATATCAAAAGGCCAGTCATTTTTATAATACTCGACAAGCCACTGGACGTTCTCACGGTTTATCACATAGATGTCCGCAGGTGTATTCAGTGCCGTTATTCTTTTCTTCTCCGAACCCAGCACTCTTGAAAATTTTAAGTACTTCAGATGATCCCATTTTTCTGCTTCATTAAGCCACGTGCTTTCGGCAACCTTCTTAGGTGCTATTATCAGAACTCTGTCAACTTCAAACCTGTTAAATTTAAGCTCATCAATTGCCGTAAGCGTTATAATTGTTTTCCCCAGTCCCATATCAAGTAACAGTCCAACATTTGGTGTTTTTATAACTTTCTCAATGCAGTATTTCTGATAATTGTGTGCCTTGAACTCCATTTTTAATCCTCCTTCCAGTTAGAAAGTTCAGTTTCTAGTACCTCATCTACCTTTTCCTTTGAATCCAGCACATAAACTCTTTGCCCTAATTTCGTTATTTTTGTAATCTGATTTACTTGCAAGGCTCTCGGCTTTTTTCCTGGGGATTTCAATTCAACAAAGAATATTTTTCCGTTTGGGAGTAGGCAAAGCCTGTCTGGCACTCCTGAGTTTCCAGGACTCGTAAATTTATATGCAATTCCTTTTTTATTTTTTATTTTTCTAGCCAAATAGATTTCAATTTCTTTTTCTGTCATTTCCACCTCCAAATTTTTACAAGGCTACAAACTTTTCACGCGCGTGTATAGAGACTATTAAATAAAGGATTTATATACTCCATATACTCGTATTTATACCCTTTAATCTCTTTAATTCCTTTATTTTATACTCTATATAGAAAAGATTGTAGTCTTTGTTGCCAATCATATTGTAGGTACTATTAATAAAGGGTTTATGTGGCAACAATCTCGGCAACAATCTCGGCAACAAGCAACAAAGTTCATTTTTTTAATTATTTTTGTGGCAACAAAAGTTTGTTGCCATTTTTAAGTTTGTTTCCCATTTTGTTGCCCACTTTGTTGCTGTTTTCATTCTTTAAATCCTTTAATTTTAAAAAGTTCTAAAAAGTTTGTAGACTTTGTTGCCCGTTCTATATTTTTATCTTTTTAAACCCTCTTTGCTTCCCATAACTTCCATATTTTAAAGGGTGCTTTATCCGTTCCCACCCTTTCATATTTTCCATTATTCCGTTAATCTCCATACTGTCCGAATTTTTTATATGCCCTTTCTTCATTCCAAAGCATTCAACTAATATCTCAACAGCACATACCGTATCACGAGGAACCAGTTTTATTCCTGATCTATCCACTCCCGAATGAAAAAGCATTCTTCTCACTTCATCCCATAGACGCCAGTCTTCTGGCACTTCCTTTTCCAAAAATTCAAGAATAATTCCCTCTTTAACATTTACTACCTTATGCTCTTCCTGCTTCTGTTCCGCTATCTTTAATGCTTCTCCAGTTAAAAATAAGTCCGTTCCAATAATATAATTCGTATAGGCTTCCGCCCATATCTGGTCAACTTCATTGTCAAGGTTTTCCCAAATGCTCTTCTTAGGCTTCACAATCCCAACTTCAACTGGCCAGAACCTCCTGTTCCCCGTCCTGTCCCTTAGGAACTCCGAATCATTTGAAGTTCCAAAGAACACGCAACGTCTAGGATATTTCTCCGTAACTCTCCCATAAGCCTTACGGTAGATGTCGTCCTGCTTGCTTAAAAACTGCTTTATCAAATTAGTCTCACTTCGGTTAAATCCTGTAAGCTCCCCAAGTTCATTAATCCATGTTCCCTGGATCATTTCGGCGGCTTCCTTGCCTTCAAAAGTCTGAAGGCTGTCAGAATACCAATTTTTACCAAGTTTTGCTAAGAATGTACTTTTACCGATTCCCTGCTTTCCAGTAAATATTGGCATATAGTCATACTTTACCCCACCCTCAACAGCTCTTGCAACTGCCGCCGCCAAAGATACTTTCATAACTTCCCTTGTATAGATGCTGTCCTCTGCACCAAGGTAGTCTCTTAAAAGTGTTTCCACTCTAGGCTTGCCGTCCCACTTGACGCTCTCCAAGTAATCCCTTACGCTGTTGTATCGTCTTTTATGGGAAACAAGCAGAAGTGCATCATTGACCTTGTTTTCTCCAGTAAGGCCGTACCTGTTTTCAAGATAGTTCCTTAAACCGCTGTCGTCCACTTCCTCATACTGCCTTATTTCATTTCTATTGTCCCATGGCGTAGTTCCCACAACCATTGCCCTGTTCGCAAACTCATCTATTGCAAACCTCCCTTTTAAATTTACATCGTTTTCCAGTACAATTTCTATATTTTTTATAGTCTTTAAATACTTTCCGTTCTCATTTTCTGACAGCAGGTTCATCCACTCAACATCTGTATCCTCGTCATCAATTGTCGTAAAATCCTGTGCCGCCTTTTCGTATCTTTCTTTATTCAATATTGCTGACACTTCTTTTATTTCTCTTGCAAGCCTTGACATTTCGGTAAATGAAGGCAGTTTGCTCGTAGGCGTTCCTTCCTTTGAATCTGCGTCCATATCAGAGAATTTATGGAGCCTTACCATATCGAAAGCGTTACACAGTTTTCCACTACAAGGGTCTGTTGCGTGATGTGAATACACAAAGATATCATCATATATTATAGCTCCGCCAAATGTGCTTCCCTGAGTGTATGTCATTCTTTTTCCGTCATCTGATATTTCGTACTCTTCCGGAATAAACTTTTCCACTGCTTCAGCTATCGTGAAAGTTTTGCAGAAGGCTCCAATCAGTCCGCTTTTCTCTAATGGATTTTCCTGTTTTTTAAGAAGCCTATCTGTAACTTTTTCAGCTCCAGGAACTTGTGGCCACTCACTCATATTTTTCCAGTCATCATATAGGTTAAGCGTACCGTCAACTGATACAGGTGGATTTTCTAGGTTAAAACTATAATAAATTTTATAATTCACATCCTGCGAACAGCTTGGCCAGAACATCAGCCTTGCAGGTTCAAAAGTTGTAGGGTCGCACATTTCAATCCCTAATCTCTGGGCAACTTTTCTTGATACAGGTTCATACTCGTCAGGTGTCATATCTCTGTCAGCAAGGAACATAACTCTTAATCTCGGAGCCGCTTCAGAATGCTTACGGGTGGGATGTATCACGTATGACACATTCAAATCTTTCACCTTTTCCATAACTTCTTTTGTTTTCCCGCTTGGAATGTTGTCAAGATCCAGGGTGATTAACGAACGGCTTAACAAGTTTGTATTTTTACGCTTCCCATCCTTTAATTCTCCAGCGACGAATCCACCAACATCTTTCAGGTTATCCTGCTGTGATTTTCTCAGCTCCATAAAACTTTCATATGTTTCAGTTGTCCTTGTAGGATTTTCAAGCCTTTTAATAAACTCACTCCACAGCAGCTTCTCGGTTTTCCAGTGAGTTTCTTTTCTGCTCCCGGCAGTCGATATTACTATTTCCCTATTTGTCATTTTTCCTCCTTTCAAATGTTTTTAACTGTTCCAAAACTTTTCTATTATTTTTATTGCTTTACGTAGCTTTTCAAATTTAGACTTGTCAATTTTATGTATAAATTCTGTATTTATCACGAAACCTTTTTCATTAAAAGTTATCTCAATGAAATCACTATGAGTATTTGAGTAATCCAACCATACACCATCATACTGTCATTTTCAAAATTAACAACAGATAATCTGAATAAACTTTCCAATCTTTTCTTTAGATCTAGGGCTAAAGAGTTGAAAATTCCGTTACATTCATCCAAATCATTTAACACTATCCAAACTTTATCTCGATTAGCCACCAGTTTCAAAAAATCCTTTAAATACATAACCATCAATCCTTTTTATAATACAATGTTTCAAAGCCGTCAGCCCTTAATATAAGCCCCTCAGCCCACTCAATATTTTGCCCCATTATTTCGCACACTTCATCTACAGATGTTTCCATAGGTGCTTCAATGACCACCTCATCATGAATGTGCATTACAATTTTAAATCCTTTTTCAGTTAATCTTTTTATCGACACAGCAAGACAGTCTCTTGCAATAGCCTGAACCACATTTTCCGTTAATTTACCTCCATAAGTATCTGTTGTTTCCCATTTTCCGCTTGTCTGATTACTTGACTTGTAAGTAATAACTTGTGACCCCCAGCTATTTTCCCTAGTTCCAGGGTTAGCGTAATACAGTTTACGCCCACTTGGAAGTGTTATGGTAAAAAAATCCATACCATTTGCCAAATCACCTTCCCTGCTTAGTAACAGGTCTTTTACTGCTACCCTTGAGCCTGATTCAATTACATCTACTGCAGCGTTTCCAAGGCTGTACCATAAGTCAACTATTCTCCGGTTTGAATTTCTCCACATCCGTACTATTTCAGGCAGTTCTTCCTGAGTAAGCCCCATGTCTATTGCTCCCATTGCAGTCAATGCACCTGGTCCACCTTGATACCCCAATGCAAGTTCAGCAATTTTCCCTTTCTGTCTCAATTGATAATTTTCTTTGCCTTTTGCGATTGATTCAATTGGAACTCCGAACATCTGTGAAGCTGACGCTTCGTAAATCTTTCCGTGAGTCCTGAACACTTCAGTTCTCCACCGCTCTCCAGCAAGCCAGGCAATCACTCTTGCTTCTATCGCCGAAAAATCTGCAATTACAAACTTCTTCCCTTCTTCCGGAACAAAAGCTGTACGGATTAGCTGTGACAAAGTATCAGGTATATTGCTGTATAAAACGCTTAACGTGTCAACATCTCTTCTTTTTACAATTTCCCTTGCGTCGTCAAGATCCACCAAGTAGTTTCGTGGAAGATTCTGAACCTGGACAAGCCTTCCAGCCCATCGTCCAGTACGGTTGGCTCCGTAGAACTGCAAAAGACCCCTTACTCTTCCGTCGTTTCCAAGCGCTTCTCTCATTGCCACATATTTTTTAGTACTTGTCTTGCTAAGCTCCTGCCTTATTTCAAGAACTTTCTTCACATCCCCTGAAGTGTCGTCAATCAGTTTTTTCACAGTTGCTTTTTGCAAGTTTTCTACTTCTACACCATTTTCTTTTAACCATTTTGACAATTGAGCCGTACTGTTTGGGTTTTCGAGTTTTGTTATCAGTCTTGCAGTTTCCATTAAATGATCATTCCAGGTATCACTTACATACAAGGCACTATCGACAAGTTCCGTATCAATCTTGATTCCATTAGCATTCATTCTTATGTCGGTTCTCCACAAATCCCATTCAAATTCAGGAACAACGACGCTTCTCAGTTTGTCGGCAATTGCCATTTCTGCCACAACATCCTGCCTGTTATATTCGATATACAGTTGCCATTTTTCAGGTTCGTGGTGGGGCATATTTCTAGTTCTCTCACCGTTTCTCTTTGAAGGCTTGCAGGGAACACTGAAATATTTTATAAGAGCCTTTCCAGTTGCTGATTTTTTCTTGTCATCCTTAAATCCTAGTGCCTTACCAACTTTTTCCAGTCCGCCAGGATAGCCTGCATAATAGGCATGAATCATTGTGCACTCCCACTGATTTAATGATGTTGGATATCCAGCCTGATTAAGGCAACTCCACTCAAATGCAGCATTGTATGCACGCAGCAGAGTTTTCCCATCGTTTAATCTTTCAATTATTTCAACTGGGATTTTTTCCCCTTGAGCCAGATCTACAACTTTCACATCAGAACCGTTTAGCGAATAAGCAAAAAGAAGGATTTCAAAATCATCACTCTGAGCATATTTATAAAGCCCCGCTTTTGCTATGTCCACACTGCTGAACGTTTCAATATCTATGTTTAATACATCCATCTGATTTTTATCCTTCCTTAGTTTGAAATAACCACGCAGGATAAACCCACGTGATTATCTAAATTTCTATTAATATAAAGCGTCATCTTCATCATCGACAACAGCAAAATCCTGTTCGGCAGTTCTTGTACCTGCAAGACTCTCTCCATCCTTAATTTTTTGGATGTTCCCTAATCCTGCGCCTATCCCTTTCTTTCCTGCAAAAAGATAGGGGAAGAAATTAACTGCCACATTTGCATAGCACCCGCTGTAAATTTCGCTCTGATCTAGTATAGGCTGTACCCTTCTGTCAACCACCTGTGGTGGATAGTCAGCTTTTGCAGAGGCTGTAAAAACCCAGTGCCCTTTACACTCAGGCCCAAACTGTTCACCATTTTGTTTTACGCCATCTCCGTCCCAAATAGGGTTCGGCACTGTTGGAGGTTTTACTCCATTCCATTTTTCGGATACTCCTAACTCTGTAGCGGCTTTTATTGCTGCATCTATTTTCTGTTTTGTTTCCACATCAGTTTTTGGCACAAGAATCGTTGTACTGAATTTCTCCTCTGCCCCTGGTGTAGCCGCATGCGGTTTAAATACGTGCACATAGCTTAATCTCCCTCTTACTGTTACTCTAGTTCCATTTAAATTTTCCATTCTAATCATCCTTTCCATTATTGTCTAAATTTATAAAATCATCACTTGCATTGATTACATCATTTATATATGGGGCCCTTTTATCTGACTCCGGCACTAACGTAGGTTTACTTTTAGGTTTTATTATGAAATCCCCTACATACTCATTGAAATCTTTTTTCCCTACTACTCCCTCAAGCTGTGTCAACGTAAGCACTTTTCTTTCATACATCAGCTCTTCTGCAACTCCTTTTTCCTTCAGAACTTCCATTGCCTTCTCGGTATCTGAAAACGTTCTTACTGATCTCCCTTCAACAACTTTCCATCCTGGCACGTACTCTCCTCGAAGTATTGCTTGCTGGCAGTAATTTTCAATATCCTTAACCCATTTTACGACATCCCTTGCCCTGTTAAGAATTTCTCCCATTTCTTCATTGCTTAAAATATTCCCTTTAAGTTTCATCTCTGTTTCAAGCGACATATTGGCCTCCGCTCTAGCCCTGCATAAAGCCCTTGCCCTACAGAACGTGCATTGTCCGACCTTAAAATCACCTTCACCTTTGAATGCTTTTTCAGCATTGGGCTTGACCTCATTTTCTGCCCATTTCATAAGTTCGTCTGCTGAAATCTCAAATATGCTTACGATGTCCAGTCTCGGCTGTATAATTCCCATATTTATATTTTCAATGTCATTGAACAGTGAAAATTCAAGATAAGCTCCTAGTGAATAAAGCATAAGCTGTGGGTTATCCTGTGCTGATACAGGTACACCTTTCCCATACTTTAAATCTCGTATGTACAAAGTGCCATTATCTACTGCAACAAAGTCGCAAGTTCCAAAGCCTTCCGGAACATACTCGCTAAAGTCAACCTTTTTTTCAATTTCAGCCGTACCTGGCTTATCAAACGACATCAGAAACTCCTTTATATTATCCACATAAACATCCGTATAGTTTTCCATTTCAGGTTTGTACAGCTTATGTGACTTCAGCTTTTTCATTTTGCTGTTGAATGTACGAAGGCTCATAGGTTTTAAGTATTTTGTCAGTTTCAGCTCCGATATTTCATGAGCTAAAGTCCCCTCTTCCGCATACTCGCTTGAACAATCAGGGAACATGTCCTCAAGCCTTGCACTTGGGTTGCAGTTCATCCATCTGCTAGCCCCACTTGCACTAAGCAGGGCATGGTTTCTATCCTTGTGGTTTCCTTCCATTAGATTCTTACTCCTAACTCTCTTAAATTATCTGCAAAACTTTCGTAGTTTTTAGGATCCAGGTCATCCAGTTTTTGTATCTTGTAAACTTCTCTTATAAGATTTCTTAATTCAGCACCTTTTCCAAGTCTTGACATTTCTGCACATCCAGCTCTTAACTGTTCAAGTGTTAAAGTTGGAACAGCAGCGGCTGGAACACTTTCTTCTTTTTTAGGTGCTTCTGTTTCTACAGTTTTGGCTTCTTCTTTCTGCTTCTCTTCAACTTTCTTTTGAACCTTTTCCACAATGTTCTCAGACTTTTCCACAGTACCATTTTCCGCTTCAATTTCTTTTACATCGTTAGTCTGCCAATTTTTCATCTCTTGTTTAGCATAATCATCTTCTGCGGGTGTCAACTGCATAAATTTCTGAATTTTTCCAACTACTGTTCCGGCAGGATTTGTAATTGTTGTAGTATTCCCAAGTGCTAATAACGCCCTTGAAAACTCTTTAATTATTGGTTTACTTCCTTCTTCAATCTCGATTACTAATTTTAATTCCATTATATAATATCTCCTTCATCAATTTTATAATTCTAACTATAAGTTCCCTAAAATATAATCATCAATTATCCCCAGACTGTCCAGCTCTTCCATTAATATTCCTAACCTGAACTCCCCTTTTAAATGCTCCAGATTACTGTAGATTGACTTCCTGTCACTCCAGTCTATATTCTCCCAGCCGTCTATTTCACAGTCAATACGCTTAAGAAATTCTTCTACGTATTCAATATCTGGACGATATATGTGTATTTCTTCTTTACTTCCAAGCCATTCTAGATAATCGCCTCCCTCAATTAATTCGGTCAAAGCTCCTTCTTCCCAATCCCCTATATTGTGTTTAGTAAGTTCCAAGTCCTCAGCAAACTGGGTTAGCGTATAGCCTTTGTCAAACTTCTTTTTTAGCATTTCTATCTGTTTTTCTGTAAGTCCTGAATTTTTCACATTGCATTTTTCCTTTCTTAATGATATAATTACTTAGTTTATTTTTGTATGTTGTCGATATTTGCAGTATCGGCATTTTTTTTTTAATATTCCCAAATCTTTCAGCATTTTTTCCTGAAGATAAAGAGGCAACTTCTTAAACTCATCCAAAATCCATTCTGACTTTTCTGAAACAGTTCCATGTACCATAACATCTGCGTAATGGATTTTTCCGTTTATTCCTATAGGAACATTAGTCAAAGTTCTCATTTTCTATTTCCTCCCTTCTATCCCTGTAAAGCTCATCAAGTATCATATAATAATCCTCTTTTGATTCACATTTGATAGTTCCGTCTATCAAAAGTTCGTCTTCATCTACTTGAATTCCAATCATATTTTTATACCTCCACTATTTTTAATTTATTCCTTGTTTCATTTTCAAAGCCGTTTTCCTGCTGTACCCAACCCATTTAATCTTAATCCCAGCCTCCTCGAATTTCAGAAGCTCCAGCATATCCTTTTTGAAGTCAGGTTCTCCACCTTCTATAATGACATCTTTTATTTCTTCAAACTTCCTGTCTGTCTTCGTGATAAAAGTTTTCATGTACATCCTGTTATTTTTATTGAAATCATTCAGTTTGTCCTGAATCTGCTTTTTAAATATCTCATAGTAAGCAAACAGTACAACCATCTTTTTTAAAGCCCTCTCGGTTTCTTTGTAATTGCATTTCAGATATTTACCAAATCTGGACTTTAATTCCATCAGTTCCTTTTGATACATCTTGGAAAACTCAACAATCACAAATTCATTTTTAAAATCTTTTATCTTACGCTGGTTCGGATTCTGCAGATCCTCATACTCATATTCCTGTATGAGCCTGCTTACAGCCCTGAAAGTTCTTTGAATAATGTCCTCAAGCTTAAAAGTACACCAAAGGGTATTTTTCTCAGTCAGCACAGGTATTTTTGTATCGCCATTTACAAGATTTTCGTCTGTGATATTAGGTATGTTGAAATAATTTCTGTAATGCTTGCACAGATTTGACAGCGCCATCATTGAGAAAACCTTTGTCTTTTCGTTCTTCTGTGTTGAAAACTCTTTATAGTCCAGCGCCTTTGACACCAGTTCCTGCTTTTCCTTCTGTTTTCTTAATTTCCTTTTCAGTTTCATAACCTGCTCCATCATTTCAATTTTTTCTTAAAAAACCAGTTCCACCAAAGAAGTACAGCCAGCAGTATTGGAAATACCACGTTTCCTCCAGCGACCCATCGCCCTTTTTCCCTAATCACTTCCAGCTGTATAAGGATTGTTGCGGTTACTAGGAGCAGTATTTTTATCAGATTTTTCACTGTCAGCATTTTTTCCCTCCCATTTCTTAATCTCTTCCTTGTCCATTTCTATTTCAAGTTTTTCTCTTATCGTCATTTTGATAAACCAACCTTTCTTACAAGTTTCTTTATTCTGTTCTTAATTTTTCTTTCTTCCATTTTTCTTCTTGTTTCTTTGTTTTGGTTGTTTACCATTACTAAAGCATCATATTTCATTTTAAATTCCTCCAAATTTCATTTTTAAAAATTCCTCATAAGTTATCCCAACGTACTTTTCAACTTGAATACGCTGAATATCGTAATCCCAATTGTGTTTCCCAGCTCTTCTTCTTGCTTGCTCATCTTTTTCATCCTTGAATTTTGGTATTGCTGTTCCAAATTTAAGTCTTCCTGTCTGCAAGCCGACTCTCACATACTGCTGTCCTTTACCGACAAATTCAGCGGCTTCTTTTATTGATAACTGCAATTTTGTAGCCTGTTTCCTTATCCAGGATTCCGAAACTTCCATAGTTTTTTCCTTTCCGGGATTGCCGTCCCTTGATTTTTTTTGGTGTTTGTTTTTTATTACTTAGTCCCTTGACGATAATTTATGCTTCATTTAACCACTCCCTTTCTTTTTTCTTTTTTTCGTTCCAGCCAGCATTTTTTTAGATGTTTGCAATACTCATCTTTTTGTTTATTTTAACTAAACTAAAGGGGTAAAAAAATAAGAGGGTATTTCTTTTCTATCAATTTCTAAAATCCAACAAACTTTTTCAATTTCATCTTGTGTAAAATCTGTCTCATTGTTTAATTTCTTACTTAAAGTAGCTTTTGAACATTCTAGTTCTTTTGCCAAAACGTATTCATTTTTTAATTTTTCTTTTATTCTACCCCTTAACATTGAGTAATTTCTTTTTTTCATAACCACCTCCTGTTAACGCTTTGTTTATTTTAACTAAACATATGATACCACAACATTTTAAAGATGTCAATACTTTTTTTTACTTAAAATAAACTTTTTTATCAAATAGTTGATTTTTTCTAAACTATGGGGTATAATGTATTATCAAATTTCAGAAAGGAATTTTAAAAATGGGAAGAAAAGAGGAATGCCATATTCGTATAAAAGAGGCACTGAATCTACGAGGATTAACCCAATCTGATATAGTTGAAAAAACAAATATAAAAAAATCGGCATTAAGTCAATACATCAGCGGGAAAATCACCCCACGACAAAACGCAATTGATGAATTATCGAAAATTCTAAATGTATCAGAACCTTGGTTGATGGGGTATGATGTCCCTATGGAACGTAATATAAAAAATACACAATTAACAACCTATGAAAAAAAGCAACTTTTAAAATATATTGAAAATGTATATCGACAAAAAAATAAAAGCAGGGAATCAATAAAAAAAGATTACAATTTAAAAACTTTTAGTGCAGATTTGGAAGATTCCATCCTGTTAAAAATTGCAGAAGATTTAAACATCCCTTTTAAAAAAGAGAGATTTTTAAATAGAACAATGAATTCTGAGATAAAAAATTGGTTTTTAGAAACTTTGGAGTCTTTATCAGATGAGGAGTTAGAACAGTTAAAATCCATGATAGAACCCACAATAGCCTATATAAAAAATAAAAAATAGAATGGAGGAAAATAAATATGGGAAATTCATTATTGGAAAAATTTTTAGATTCAGTAATTAAAATAATCGCTTTTGATGATGCAGGAAAAATGATAAAATTATTTACTGGTAGTTTTTATGTATCTCAAAATTTTAATGGAGGTACCAATTTTAAAAATAATATATTCATTATCACAGCTAAACACTGTATAAACGATGACAGAATTGCAAAACTGGAACTGTCCTATCATGCATACAGTGAATTAAAAATATTCCAAATTAATCTTAATGAGTACGAAACTACTGACGTGCCTGGTTTTGATTTAACAGTAATCCATGTGAAAAAGAATATTTATCATAATTTTTCTAGCAGAACTTTAAAAACTATGATTTATTCTAAAGATTCAAACTTCTATAATAATCTCATCAAATATCAAGTAAGTATTCCTGGGTATTATGATAGGTACGTAGAACCGTGTATTGTAGAATATGCCGAGTTATGTTCCAGATACAATATGCATAAATTTTACATTAAATCAAAAACCATTACTGAGGGGTATAGTGGAGCTCCCGTGTTTATTAATCTTCCTACTAACAATTCAATATCTCAAAATCCTGAATTACAATTATTTTTGATAGGATACGTTTCTAAAAATGTTGGAAACTACAATATTGAAATTGTTTCAGCCGAAAATCTATTTTTAATAGATGAAATCTTAAAAAGAAAATATATATCTCAGACCACAGCCTGGTAAATTAAATCAGCAAACAACTCCACAATGGAAAATTATTATAAAATGCGTATCAATAGCCATAAAAAATTTTTGAAAGAAGGTGAGTAAAAATTGTCGGATAACAATTCTCAAGCTGATGAAATACTTAAATTTAAAAATTTGATGGATCAGGGAATCATAAGTGAAGAAGAGTTTAATAAGAAGAAATCTGAAATTTTGAACAGTAAAAGTAAACAAGAAACAAAAAACATAAAAACTAGCGAACACATAAAAAGACATCAGAAAAACCAAGCAAAAGGTTGTTTAGGGTGTCTTGGATTTATAATTCTTGTGATTTTTATCGGTATTGTTTCAACCATAATAAGTCATTCTAACTCTGAAAAAGAAGCTGGAGTAAAACAAGGCTCAAAACTTGAAGCTAATATACAGGATGCACTTAACAAGGTAGGGATTGAAAAATATGAAATCAAACGAGATTCTAACCTTGACAGCAACAGAGGTGAAAACACTAAAGCATTTCGAGTAACTACTGAGTTTTCAAACGGATTTGTTATGGTCTACACGAACCCAGACGACACAGTTTATTCTGTTAGGTATGTAGATAAGGACTACTACCTTAAAGGGAAAGTTCTTGGAAATATTAAAGACAGCACTATAACACGAAGTGAAGCTGATAACTATCGACGAAATGTTGAACTTCGAGTTAAAGAGATTTTAAAAGCACCATCTACAGCAAAATTTCCAGGGTTAGATGAATGGGGATTTGATAAAAAAGACGGAATTGTAACAATTCAGGGATATGTCGACTCTCAAAATTCATTTGGTGCAATGATAAGAAGTAAATTTCAAGTAAAATACAACGAAAAAAAAGAAATGATGACATCATTTATATTCGATGGTGAAGAATTGATAAAAAGTAAAAAATAAACAAAAAATAGCCCCTACGGCAATAGGGACTAAGCAATGTGATATACTCACAAACACCAATAGAAGTATATCACACAACCTTTTAAAATTCAATACTAAGGAGTGTGATTTTTTTATGAAAAATCCAAACGGATACGGTTCAGTTGTCAATCTAGGCAAAAGGAGAAGAAAGCCCTTTGGTGTCAGAATTACAACTGGCTATGACGATAAAGGAAAACAAATTTTTAAATATATAGGATATTTTGAAAACAGGAAAGAAGCTATGCAGGCCCTCGCTGAATACAACATCAATCCATACGATGTCCAGTTAGCTGACATAACGTTGAAAGAGGTAATGGATATGAGTATGAAGAAAAAAGAAAACCGAATAGAAGCAGGAACTATGAAGACATACAGAACATACTACAATTATCTGGAGCCTTTATACAATAAAAATATAAACAACATTAAAGCGGTGGATCTTCAAAACTTTATTGACAGCCTTTCCAATTTATCGACTGGAACTCTTAAACGTGTAAAATCCTACATAAACATGATTTTTGAGCAGGCTATGGAAATGGATATAATAAGCAAGGACTACAGCAAATTTATTAAACTTCCTAAGCATAAGGCTAAAATAGTTAGGAAAATATTTACTGAAGAAGAAATATCACTGCTCTGGGATAACGTTAAAGAGCTAAGATATGCGGATGTCATACTTATATTAATCTATACCGGCATGAGAGTGAATGAACTTCTGAAACTTCCAAAATCAAATGTGGACCTGACAAAAAACATAATTACTGGAGGGAGCAAGACCGAAGCAGGAAAAAACCGTATAATTCCGATACATCCAAAGATACTCCCACTTGTAATTAAACGGATGGAAAACAAAACAGAATATCTCATACCTAACAAAACGGAAAAAAACTATTATGTTTACAACAATTTCCGGGAAAACGAATTTGAAATGATAATGTCCAGATTAGGAATGGAGCACACTATACACGATACAAGGCACACCTTCGCCACAATGATAACCGATGTGTCAAATAATGAGAGTGCTATAACTGGAATGATTGGGCATACCAACATAAGCATGACTAAGAGATATACACATACTAATATTGAAAAGATGAGAAAAGAATTGGAAAAAATAAATTAAATTGCTGGGATAGTTCCCAGCTTTTTTTTTAATTTTTCTTGTATGCTACTTGTATATTACTGTTAAAAAATTATACATTTTTGTACATATTTTTATAAAATTAAAAATATACGCATATAAGGAAATCCCTTATTTTAAGGGGTTTGTAGGTTTCAGAAAAAACTTTAATAGAATATACATTTTTTGTAATCATTACAACAAATATTTACAAGTTAAAAAAATATCTTTTAAGTACT